GACAACATCAACGTCGTAGCATTATGGCCAGACATTGAGCCTGCCGCCGCCTCATACACTTGCTCTGGCACACCACTAGCCTCATCTACAATCAGCAAAACATGATCGCTATGCACCCCTGCCAAGGCTTCTGGCGTTTCTGCGCGTGCAGTTCTGCATGAAATAAACGCTTCTGCCGGGGCGCTCACAAGCTCAACACGGTCAGACTTCACGTTCAACAACTGCTGCAACTCTTTAGGCAACTCGCCAATCCAACGCTTTAACTCAGCAAACATTGCGTCAAACAACTGGCTAGACGTCGGCGCTGTCACAACAACCTTGCACGGATACCGCAACAACATAAACCACAACATAGCCCAGGACGCGGTTGTACTCTTGCCGGTGCCATGTCCAGATTTTACGCTCATCTTACGTTCATCAAGTAAAGCACGCAAAAACTCAGACTGATAATCAAACGGCTGTGCGCCCAACATCTCCTCAACAAAAAGCACAGGATCATTGCCATAAACAGCAACAAATTCCTCCATAAAGTTATTTGTCATCTTCTAACTCCAGTACAGCGTCCAATTTTTGCCTAGAAATACGCTTGCTATTCAAAAACCAATCGCACTTGTATCCTGTTTTTGTTTCTGCCGGAATTAAACTCAAATGAATGCACATACCTGGATGGGAAAAGTGGCTGAATGTAATATCCGAAGCACGACCCTCCCAATCACGCACTGCACTTTTCAATAAATCATCAGTCCCCATGATCAATAACTTTCGTCGTGTCTTGCACAAGCTTGGCCTTACGCAACGCATCCAAATGCATATCCCCAAGATTAACCGTGATCTGCGTCTGGTTTGCCGTGTTGCCATACCTACTGCGATTCCAAGCTTCTGCAATAAAACGATGCTGTGCAGCTTCCTCTTTGGCAATACTGACGTCTAACGCGCTTAAATCAGCGGTCTTGCTGCTAGGGTCTGCGTTAGCACGCTCTGCCTTGCGCTCCTCGCGTAGCCTCCGCATAATCTCAAAGCCTGCTTCTGCATGGGCATCCGCGCCTTGCTCACGTGCAGCTTCCATAGCACGCTTGTAGTCATCGTGATTGTTGACCAACCTCTGCAAAAAGCCACGGTCCAAGTCTAGCTCACGAGCAAGGCCAGTTATGGTGCCGCCACTAAGTAAATATTCTTCAAGATAAGTTGCGCCGCCAAGTGCTTCCACTTTAGCTATCGCTGCGCGTCGTTTAGGTCTCCCAGGCATGATTTTTTCTCCGTGTTAAGGTCAAGCTATACGATAGGGGTGCGGGGGGGCAAAAATAGGTGCAGAATGTGTGTGGGGTTGTAAATAAATATGTACCGTCATAAAGAAAGAGGGGGGGGTTATTGCCGATATTCTTCCCCGGAATTTAGGCCTGATTTCTAGCCAATTTCTTAAAGTGTTAACATAATGTTTATTATAGGTCGTTGTAACCTATTGATATTGCTACGCTTTGATCTGAGAGCATAACAAAAGGGCAAAAGGTGTGTTTTTTGTCATGCCAAAAATGCATAGCCAACTGTAAATGTTAAAGGTTTTTCGCGTGCGCGTGCGAGGCTGAATTAGTGTGTGGTGTCACTTTTTCAAGTTTTTTACTTATTATTACAGAAATGTGTATTTAGTACTTGTATAATGATATCATTATGCTATAACTATACACAGAGACAAAAGACAGACAGTTTCTATACAACTACTAAACACTAATGGAGGAACAGATGAAAGACATATTTCAAAGCGTATTAGATGATATTCACGACAAGCTAGAGAGCGATAACTACGGAATAGACACATATGGTTGTGACCTACACAACGAGCTATGCAACACAGACTATTTCATCATAGGCACATATCAAGCCAAAGAGTTTCTTGGCGGTCACGTCTTTGACGCTATAGAGATGATCAAAGATTATGAACAGTTTAACTTTGGGGAAGTATCAACAGATTTAAGCGAACCAGAGCGAGTTGTTAATATGCTTGCGTATATTATCGGCGAGTATGTTCTTGCTGAGAGTGACCACCTCCAAAACAAATGGGATGATAAATTAACTGGTGATGATCTTACTAAGATAGCAGAAGATTTAGAATGTTTAAGCGCGGCAAAGCTTTATGAGAAAGCCGCTTAAATGACCATCTCTGAACTAATCACAATCATCAAACAGATAGAACTTGTTGACGTTCTAGGGGCGTTGGCTTTGTTCATCACTTTGTTTGGCTTATTCACACTTTTTTAATCAACTAACTATACAACTACTAAACACTATGGAGGAAAACAAATGTTAGTACATGAATACATAAGATCATGGAAGCAAGGCGAGTATGAGGATTGGGACTACCCAATTGTGACAGAAAGCAAACCTACGGAAGTTTTGCGAGGTGTTGTTCAAGATCAAAAAACAGATTTGTATGTAGTATTTATTGACGATATTATAGAGTTTGAGGATTGGGTAGCTATGACTTACGCCAGTGAAAATGACGAACAAGAAGATGATGAAAGCAATTGTAGTTATCTTGATAGAATAGGCGTACAAATAATTCAGAAACGATCAATAAGCGGTAATTTAGCCTGTTGGAGATCTGCAAATGAAAAATGAAAAAGAATTAGAGCAAGAGGCTCAAGAAGCCTTTGACAAAGCAAAAGACGCCTTGATGTTTGATTATATGTATATGGGTACTGAAAGGGGCAGAGATAATTTGGATTACATGTTGTATAAACATATCGAAACTAGAGAATATATCAGAATGCCCAAATGTGGCGTGGCATTTATGGAGAAGAAAGAAAAACAGGAGACTATGTAATGACCCCTTACGACAATTATTGCCTAGTAGCTATTGAAGGTGATTGCTCCGCTTGTGGCATGGGAAATACGGCTGATTTCATACCTTTAAAAGATCGCAGCTTTTTTACCCTCATAAAGTCATATTTACGCAATCAGCTTGAACTAGATTTAAAGCATGTTGAGATGGTCAAAATGGCAGACCTTTTAAAAGATCAAGAATTTAATAAGTTAGTACAAGAACATAATGACTTAGGAAATGCCTTAATTAAGTGTGGCGTCTTTCTGCATAAGTGGCACAAACGGACAACCTGGGTATTAATGGAAATGGACGAGGGTAAACCAATAAATGTTACGTTTAAGGTAAAGGAGGCAAAACTATGACTACAAAAGATAAACAAGAACTTTCTAGACTTTGTGATATTGTTGGCTCTTTGATGATTAGCCAATTTGATAATCAAGAAGAATATCGAAATGTCATCAATGTAATATTTGACGAATGGATAAAGGAAAAAACTATTGATATGGACAAAAGAAACACATTAGCAATCCAACTTGGTGAAAGAACTGGTTTGGATATTGAAGGTAGTGAAGTTATGGAAGATGATGATTATGTTTATTATCACAATCCAGAATGGCCTGATGAGGTAGAACGTTATGAAAAACCGTTACCGATGATTGCAGAGCCTTGGGATGACATACCGTATGAGAAAAGCCCATTCAACCAGTAGCACCCACCCCAACAAAAAAGCAGTACTAAGGCCAAACTGGAGGAGAAAACCTTAGTACTGCTAGTTGGAGCATACATTGGGAGAAACACAACGCTTACTCTCAGACAAACACAGAAAAGCTTCTGTACTACCATCATACACCAATTAGTCATCCCACTGAAAAACTGATGCATCTTCACCGGCGAGCCTATAAGCGATCACCAAATAGTTTATCTGGTCAATCAGGCTATCCTCATGAAACCCGTTGTCATCCATTCGCGCTGCTTTCAGTTCTGCCATCATGCGTGCCACGTCGTAGGCTGACAGAGAGACTCCCTGAGTGAGCTTTTCTTTCAAAACGTTGTTCCACCTATCGGCAATGCTTTGGTGCATTTCTCGTGCGTCTCCGTAAGCCTCCTGACGTTCTGCAACTATTTGCTCCGCTTTATTAAAGATCGTCTTGTAGTTCATCTATCTCATCCTTTGTTCTTGCTCTGTATTTTGCGTAGCCTCTTTCACTGACTACCTTGATGTAATTTCTGTCGATCAAACTCAGCAACACTTGCATCACGTCTTTCAACTCCTCATCCAATGCGCCTGCTAGGTCTTTTGCCGTAATGACGCCGTGGCTACGCATGAAGTCTAAAATGTGGAGCTCTGGTTTTGTTAGCGGCTCTCTCCAAACCCTACGCCGTTTATCGTCTGGCAAAGCTGCACGTAAACCTAGCCGCGCACGTTTTCGTTCAAACGTCATCATTCGCTTTTTGAGCATTTCCTCATCCATCGCGTTCAAGCTCATACTTGCGTTGTAGAATGATTTGCTTTTGCGCCTCGCTCCAGGTGGAGAGGTTAGGGTTGTTTAAAACACGCCGACGATTGGCAACACCTTCCAACTCAGCGAGTGATTTTACCGTCTGCAAAGCTTGGGTAAGCTCATTTTCATCAAGTTCTGACCAATCCTTTAAAAACATAGACATTCACCCCATCGAACGCGACATGGCCTGACACACTTCTAAAGAAGTGTGTGTCATGTCATGTCGTTTTGCTCGATTTCGACGCGACACCAAAATGTCGAAAAATGTCGTGCCATGTCGCTCCATGTCACACCTCATCGCACCGCTTAACCACCCCATCTTTTTGGGCTAATTTTTCTGCTTCTATGAGGGCTGTAAGTAGCCTGTTAAACCGTGATCTGTCGTTCCTTCTGTTGTCCGTTGCGAACCGATCCAAGTACTCATCGCGCAGCCTGTCTCTCTCAACTTCATCATGTTCTTGCAGCTGATCAAACAGGCTCATCACGGCGCGTTGTGACTTACTCATGCCACTTCCATTGCCGCTTAGATTTGGCACATCTGCCGTTTCCTCAAGCACAATGCTGCTGACCTCAAACATATCCGGCGTCATTAGTGTTATGGGTAGTTTGCTGAACGCCATTGGCTCTGGGAAAGCGTCATCTTTTTGTTTCGTCCATGTCATCACGACCTTGGCAAGCTCATCCTCACCGACTTGCTCCACCCGAAACTCATGATCGAGGCTTGCCGTTAGCTCTGACGCCCCTCTACCACGCTCTTTATTGCTATGCCCAGTATGATGCACCAGTAGGACCGTACAGTCTTTATACTTATCTCTGCATCGGTCTAGCGCCATGATGAGCAAGTTGACGTCCACACCAGAACGCTCGTCAGCCCCACCAAGCGCCCTTGCTAATGTATCAACAATGATGAGCCCTGGTGTTCCTGCTTGGTCAATCAGTTCATCTATGGCTTGCTCTAGCTCTAGGACGGCTTGTTCATTGCTGAGTATGACGGCACGATTGCTTTTATAGAATTGCGCTTGCCCGTTTTCTATTTGATGATGCTTTTTCCATGCTGCGACACGTCTTGTAAGACCATTGCCACCTTCGCCACAGAGGTAGAACACGCTGCTTTGTTTGACGTTATGTTCGTTCCATTGCTTACCAGTAGCTATACACAGCGCCATATCAAGGACCAGAAACGTTTTACCTGATCCTGACGCACCAAAGCACATCGCAAGTGTATCGCGTTCTAGCAAGCCATCTATGAGCCAATCTGGTTTTTGTATGACAAGATCATCAATATGCGTAAACAGCTTTGCTTTGGGCTTTTCTACATAAGCATCGTGCAGCCGCATAAGCCCTTCTTTGACGCTTTGCAGCCCTTGGCTAACGTGAATGTCATTCCAATCTGCGCCATTTATTTCGGGAAGTGCATACTGCCTCTGTGAAGCTTTAGCGGCTGCAATTCCGGGTGTATCATTGTCTGCTGCGATCTGCAATTGTATATTTGGCCATTGTATAGCAAAGGCATTGCATATTTTGGGGAGGGTGCCTGCATCTAGCGCAAAGATTACTGGCACTTGCTGATCTAACGCCATGTGCACGCTCACCCCGGTTGCATAACCTTCTGTTACATATGCCGTACAATCGCCTGTGAGCGTACCTATAACGCCAAACGCCTGATCTTTGACGAGACCCTTGTTGAACTTTTTAAGCCCATTTGGTGCTATTCTTTGATGCCCAACAACCTCTTGCTCAAAATTATACAAAGGTATTACAACCGTATCACCATCAAGTTCAGCATTGATTAGCTGGATTTGTTTTGCCTCAATGTAGTTTGTCATATTGCTGCTCGGTTTTAGCTTAATTATGTTTTCAAAATCGCTTGCAGTTGGTTTATGCTCAAACGCACTTTCTTGTTTAAAAACAGGCCATACGCCGTCATGCTTCATCTCGTTTATGATGTCACGAAAGCCATCTGTGCCACACTGTCTGCAATGCACTTTGACCATGCCTTGAAATTCATTGATGCGAAACCTGTCTGTGCCACCGCATGAAGGGCAGGCAGAATGATATTCAGACCCTTTGGAATTACCACCAGTTACTTTCTTCATATTGTATCTGGTGATAATTCTGTCTGACCATTCTGACCAATGTGGTTGTTCGTAGTCAGGCATTTTCTTTTTTAAATCTTGGGAAACGTTGCTTGATATGTTCGTGCAACTCTCCATGACTATTGTGCAACGTCCATTCATCTTCATGTATTTGTTTAAGCGTACACAAACCGCAA